CGTCCACTCCGATCTCGGTCGCGCTCGCATCGATCACCGCCCCGGCAAACGACTGAAAAACCGGCCCGATTTCCCGCTTTATTTTTTCGGGCATATCGTTATAAAAGCTTTCAAGCCATGATTTCATTTCCGGGACCGCTCTCTGCTTCCGGTATAAATCCACCTTGCGCTTTATCGCGTTTGATTCAAGGTTGACTATTTTTTCAGCAGCCCGGATAAATAGTGGATGATATTGCCTTGAAATTCTATCCCTTACGATTATTCCGCCCCGGTGCTCGATTGACCGCTGCCCTTTTTCTTCTGGCTTTTTCGGTTCTGCCAGGTCCCCGGCCATGTCCAACGGCACCATATTCAGCATTACATATTTTTTATCAGCCGCCGGCGATTTATCCGGATTCATATTCTCTTTTGCTCTGATTTCATTCGGAGAAATCCCGCCGACCTGGAATATTTTGTTATAAAACTCCGCCCGGCCTGCAGCGTCCGCCCTCAGCAACCCGGCCACGTTAAACTCTGCAAAAAGTCCGAATTGCCTGTCTTTTTTCGTTAAAAGCTGTTGTGATATACAGGTTTCGTACCTTGTGATCCGGTGAATAAGGCAGGAATCAAGATAACCCTGGTTTTCCTGCTCGGTATTGTTCCGGTTCGTGTTCTGCTTGTAAATACCTACCTTGTGGCTTGGTACGCCATAAAATCCTGCAATCTCGGCCTTTTGGAACTCGCGACCCTCTAAGAACTGTGCATCCCTCAGCGGCATTGAAAGCTGTGTGAATTTCTCATCATTCTCGGTAACTAAAAGGCCGTGACTGTTTTTAAGTCCGGCATATTGCAGTTGAATCGCCTTGAGATACTCTTCCTTGTTTTCGCCCAGCGGTTGCGGGATGTTCATCACCGCGCCCACGTTCATTCCGTTGCTGAAATATCGGCTCGCAAATTCATCATTGGCAAGGCCAAGCCCGATTGATTCACGAATTATGTTAATTACAGACAGTCCGATCAGGCCGTTAAAGCCAAAGCCGGGAACGTGAAATATTTGGGCGCGTGTCCTGACTTGAGGCCCTTTTTTGTCTCGCCATCGGTACTTGATAACCCCTTTATCATCACGCTCAACTGTAACAATCCCAGGGTCGGGAAGTTGTACGAGCGCCTTGACATCGCCGGTGTATGTGTTCCGTAAAATCTCTGAGTAGTGATTCCCCCATAATTCGACATGGCCGTTGCCGGATTCTCGCCATTGAAAGCTGTTCGTTTCCTGGTTAGGCGCGTTTTTCAGAATGTCAAAGAGCGGATGATCAACCATCTGTATCTTGCTGCCGTCTGACATTCGCCGGTACAGAATCAGCGGCAATCGGGCCAGGTCGGCCGATATGAGCATAACGCACCTGGCAACTGTGAGATATTTCAGCGCCGTCTTTTCGGAAACAACAGCCCCGGATGCAGTAGACCCGCCGGTCAATCCATACCAAAAATCCGAAGTCGTGGTCAGGTTGCCCGTTGTCCTTGTGATATTTCGAGCTTCTAAAAGAGAAGGCAGAATAGCCATTATTTTTTACCAGTCGGCAAGCCCATAATGAAACCGGGCAGAAATCCAATCATGAAAAGCAAGGCTCCTACAACGGTCAGCGCAACGCCTATGCCCTGAAAAAGGAAAAGACCTATCCCCAAGAGGATAAGCCCCAAAATTTGAACAATATCGGTTTTTTCGATCTTTTTAGAATCGTTCACATAAAAAACCCGCTATATAGTGGATGTTGCAATTCTAAACACTATATACCGGGCTCTTGTGTTGTGTAAATGGTGTGAATACTATATATTGATTATTCGTCCTTTAGTTCCTCGCTCGTTTTCGCCTCAAATCCGCAACTGTCGCACTTATAGCGCCTGATTCTGATATTGCCGCCATATAGGCGAGTGTCGACTATTTTCATGCGATTTTTGCAGTTTGGGCAGTTCATCTTAGCTCAAGGCGAAATCTAACAGGGGTTGTTTTGTCGCAACAATCACCTGTTTCTGTAACGTTTACGCGCTTGATGCTGATCAAGTGAACCTCAACGCCTGTTTCTTTTTCAAAGTCTTCCATTGTCGCAGCAACCAGTTTTAAAAATCGTTCTTTTGGATTTGACATAACTCCTCCCTATTGTTCAATCTGCGCGACAGCTTTTGGTTGTGGCAACTTCCGTTTTCTAAATGCCGCCTTGATAAATGCAACACGGTTCATTTTTAAAAGCTGTAGCTCTCGGCTTTCTGCGTCAAGAAGTCCCGGATCAATATTGGCAAGCGTGCTCATGGTTCGCGATAACGCCCGCTGAGACTTTTTGACATAATAATCAGCGCCTTTGCGTATTTGTTCGTTTGGGTGTAAAAGTTCGTAACCCTGCCCAATTGCCGAATGAAGATATAAATTATAATCTTCCAGAAGCGCGGCCCGAACCTTATCCATGCCTGATAAATAATCAAGTTGCTCTTTCTGTACTTCACCGATTGTCTTTGCCGGGATTATCCCCATGCACTCTTTTAGCTCTTTATGCGTTACTATCAAGCCGTACGATTCAACCTCAAACCGTTCCCTTACCATCTCGATAGCTCGCTCCCACATCGGATATGCTTCATCTGGAAAAATATGCTGTGATTCTGTCATTTTAGTTGCTCCTTTTTTAAGTGTTTTCCCTGCCTCGCCTTACCTTGCCTCGCCATGCCTCGCCAAACCAAACCTATCCGCGCCTTGCTGTAACTCTAAATTTGGTTGTGCCCCTGCCTTGCCCGGCCGCGCCTTGCCACGCCAGGCCTGGCCCCGCCACGCCGCGCCAGGCCTCGCTTTTACTTCACAATCTCAACCGAAAACCGCCCATACTGCCCGCCCTTTTCCATGCGCCAATCACACAAGCCGACCAAATGACCGGCATCTTTAGCAGCCTGAACTAACGATTCCTTGTTTATTACAGATCCATCATAAATTACAGTTGTTTCAAACGACCATCCCTCGAACATCGGCCGTGTACGCAGCAAAGACGCCTGACCAACTTTCACTATTGTCTGAAGCCGAAACTTATCAACAAAAAACTTGTCAAGCTCCGGGTTCGGGATTTCGCCGTTCATTTCAACGCTGATCTTTGCCCCCGGATAACTTAACGGACAGTAATCGTCCTGAATAAAACAGCCGCTTTTCCACAACATTCCGTTTTTTTGTTTAGTTGCCCCACGCTCAAAGCACTTGTTTACAACTCTGTTCGGGAGCTTTACCTCGCCGTCGTAAAGATACAAACCACCTTCCCATTCGATCCGTGCAAGTTCCCAAATGTCTTCTATCGTCTTTTTGCGTTTTCCAGACTTTTTTGACATTTCCTGAGAATACTTGTCTAATGGATTCGCGAGCCTGTTGTTGTGCATCAATAACGGGGATTCCCCTACCAGCTTAAATTTAATATGCTCCATTTTGTTTGCTCCGTTCGTTAAAGGTTAAAATTCCTTGCCCTGCCCGGCCACGCCCTGCCCGGCCACGCCTTGCATGACCTTGCCTTGCTTTTTCACACCCTCACCGCTCGTATTTTATGCCAAAATCACCCGGTACAATATCCTCAAAATCCTTCTTAATTACCCGCTCATACACTTCCTCCAGGTCTACCAGGCTTTGTTTAGCATTAAAAATATCTTCAATAAGCAGCCTTAGCCGTTTTTTGGTTTCTCTGATTTTGTCCTGTCTGTTTTCATCCAGGACAGCCCTTTCCAGGTTTTTCATTGGCAATCTATCCATTTTTCTTGCTCCTTTGTTAAATGTTTATATCAAAGTTGGCATTATAATTGCCCTCTGTGGTTTCGATCTCATTAATCTGTCCAAAGCGTATAAGCTCGCGATAACAGGATCAATTTTGCCCTGCGAGCGATCTTTGTCGGGTTTTCGATTTCCGTCAATATCCGCCGCACGCATAGCCACCGAATCAATCGCAAATCTTAAAATCGGGTTCCCGCCATGGTTTATTTTCTTTTTTATCAGCCGCCTTTCAAATTCCAGGCAAACCGGCCCGATCTTTTGTGCTGTATTGTAGCAGGCAATGACAACCGGAGCCTTTTCGGTATGGCCTAAGTCCTTTTCGAGCAGGTTCGAAAAATGGTGGCCTTGAAACTTAATATCGATGCCAATCAAGCCGATTTTGAATATCTTACTGTTTGCAACTATGGCCTCGCGCACATAATCGTATTCGATAGCCTCGCCTGGTGTTACTTCCAAATAGCCTTGTTTCGCCCAGGATTGATATTGATCGCGGTATTTGTTCTTTTTATCGTGCAGTTTCGCCTCTGGGCACCATGTCTGTAATAGCAAGTCAACGTGTTCCCGATCATCGTCGCGCGGGAACATGTATGCGGCACAAGTAAAATCATTGACAGCCGATAAATCAACACCGGAGGTGCACCATCGGCCCTTGAACTGCTCGGCTGTTTTAGTCCAGTTAATCTTCATCTTTGCCAAAAATAAAAAACGTATACGAACTGCGCGCCTGATCGCGCATAAACCTTGCAACCCTTTTTCTGCGCCGCTCTCTTTCCGTTTTTGGTAGAATGTACGCAAGTAATTTTTTAATCATGACAATATATCTCCTTTGTATTGTTTTGGTCCCACAATTCCAGCGACAACCAACGGGTAACGCTCTGAGTCCAAATATTCATCCGCAACCTCAAAAAATCATTCAAAGCCGCGGGCATCTGCTTGGCCATTAGCGCTTCGTCCCTCATATCGTCAACCTTAACGCTGATATTCAGATTCGGATTAGCTTTCGGCCAGACGGACTCATCAAAACAATCGTCCTCTTGCGTGCCGGTCGGATCCTGCCGATACTCCGCCGCCGTTTTCAGTTCCGGAAAATCGTTTTTAGTATCAAGACAAAAGATGATTCCGAAAAACGAATCATCGTTGAAATCGTGCCTGAATCCGTTAAGAATCTTTTGGGTATAGTCGTGCAGCTCGTAGCAGATGGTGGACTGGTCGCTCCCGGCGGTAGTTATCGCCCACTGAATCGGCTGCGTCCGGGCTCCCATGCCTGTCCGCAATACCGACCAAAGGCCGCGCTTCGGCCAAACATGAACCTCGTCGCACAGGGCCCCATGCACGTTCTTGCCATGGTGCGAGCCTTCGTCGGACGTCAACGGCTCAAACTTCGAATAAGAACTCTCGACGCTCAAATTATTAGCAAATACGGTGATATGTTTCTTCAGCGGACCGGTTAAAGCCATGACCCGGGCTGCGTCAAAGACTTCCCGGGCCTGCTTGCGGTCATGGGCGACTGAATACACATCTGCGCCTTGCTCGCCGTCGCCCATCATCAGGTACAAGCCAACCGGAGCAACCTTTGTCGTCTTCCCATTTTTCCGCGCAACCGTCTCATATACCACTTTAAAGCGCCGATATCCTGTCTCGATCCACTTCCAGCCAAAGATATTCCAGCTTATAAACTGCTGCCATGGTTCCAGCACGACCGGAGTCCCGGCCCACTCGCCTTTGTAATGCGGCGTCAGCTTGTAAAAGTCGATAACCTTCTCGGCTGCCGGACGGTCGAAATAAAAACCCTTTTCTGACTGGTGTTCGATGTCGTAAAAATAACGCTCGACGGCCAGGCGTACCCAGCGACCGACAACTTCCTTGCCTAAGCGTACCCGTAAAGCATAGTCGTGGGCAGGGTGATCTTTGAAATATTTAAGGGGTTGGATCATTTACGCCTTATGCGGCAACGTCGCAAAACATTTACAGCAAATCGAAACCCCAATATTGAGATATCCATCGCGTCCATCGGGACTGACCAGCGCCGATACCTTCTTGATCATTTTGCCGTCGATAAAGGTTTTGTTGCCGCACGCATCACCACTGATAGCGTCGACAACGTTTTGACATGCCACGTCGGGCAGGTCGTCGGGGTTTAGGTTAAGCTGCATGCGTTTGTTCTGCCTGTTAAGCTTTGCTCTTTTTTGGCTCATGTTTTAGCTCCTTTTGTTAATCATTTCACTGCGTGAGGCTTTTTGCCTGATTTTAGCCAATCTTCTACCGGGTCGGATTTCTTTTCGGGCGTAGCGACCACCCGGGACCGGCTGGACGGGCTCATGCCGAATTCAACCAACCACTTCCGCATTTCGCCCTGCGCCTTGTTTTGAATCTGTAAATATGGCGACTGCATCGGGAATCCAGATTGCGCTTTTATCAGCGGTCCATGCTTTTGAACCTGCAGGACAGCATCCATCCAAATCGAGTAAGTCGTGCAATATGCCGCGAACGCTGTCAAGTCGATATTGGTTAGCAGTCCTATCGGGTGCAACTCTTTGACCATACGGCGCCATTCCTTTTTGGCCGTCTTGTCAAGAAATGACGGAGCGCGTGGTAGTCCGGTTTTTTGCCGTGGCTTTGGCTCGT